GGCGGTGGTGATGGCGGTTCGCTATTTGAACCATTCAATATGGCCTATACTAATACCTACTTGCTTTCAAGCTCAAATATGGGCGGATTGGCAACATACGAAATATTCGCACAATATCAAGAAATGGTCGGACGTATGTTTGGTAGTTTTATCAATTATAACTACAATCAATCAACACGTAAATTGACTATATTACAGCGTCCAAGGGGTCAAGAACAGATCCTAGTATGGACTTATAATTATCGCCCTGATTTTGTCATATTAGAAGATATATATGCTAATCAGTGGATCAAAGATTATACGCTTGCTAACTGTAAGATGATGATGGGCGAAGCACGTGAAAAGTTTGCTCAGATCGCAGGGCCACAGGGCGGGTCTAGTCTAAACGGCACTGCTTTAAAAAGCGAAGCTAAGGAAATGATTACAGCACTTGAAGCAGAATTAATGCAACAAGTTACAGGTGGTCAAGGATATACATTCATAATAGGTTGACTTCTGTTCGCACTTTTGATATAATAATCATGAGGGCAAATTTCAATGACCAAAAAACTTAAAATAGCAATCTATACAATTTGTAAGAATGAAGCGAAAAACGTAAAGCGTTGGGCCGATAGTAACGAAGAAGCAGATGTACGTCTCGTTTGTGATACCGGTAGCACCGACGGTACACAAGAAGAATTGAAAAAATATGGTGTATCAGTATATGATATTAATGTAATACCCTGGAGATTTGATGTAGCACGTGGTACTAGTTTGAATCTATTACCACATGATGTTGATGTATGTATATGGCAAGATCTCGACGAAGCATTATTACCAGGATGGCGACAAGCTATCGAAGAAAAATGGGAAGAAGGAGCTACTACAGGTAATCATCGTTATCGGCATAATGGTGGTATTTGGCAGTGGCACTACAAGATCCATGCAAGACATAACTGTAATTGGAAATGGCCAGTACATGAACGTTTAGAATGGACTGTTCCTATCAAAGAAGTTTGGATTCCTGAGTTCTATTTAGATGAGCAACAGGATGTAAAACCAGGGCGTAGCAGTTATCTTGATCTACTGGAACTTAAGATCAAAGAAGGTGACAAATACTGGAAAACTTATGCGTTTCTAGCTGGTGATTATCAAGGTATTGGCGAAATTGAAAAAGCGATTGAAGCTAGAAAAACCAGTTATGATCTTTGTGATGATGGCGGTATGGTAAAATCATATATCGCACGTGCTATCGCTAGCATTTATGCTTTTAGAAAAGAATGGGATCAAGCAGACAATTGGTTTCAAAAAGGTGTCATCGATAGTCCCGAAAGAGAAACACTATATCGCTGGGCTAGATCTTATTTTGAAAGAGAAGATTGGGATAATTGTTATGTAACAATTAAAAGGTGTTTAGCTGTTACACAACAACGAGACGGGTATACATTAGATCCAGAAGCTTGGGGTTATATGGTATACGACACCGCAGCATTAGCTAGTTATAATGTTGGATTTTATGATAAAGCTGTAGAATTTGGTGAACAAGCACTAGCACTAAATCCCAACGATGAAAGACTCAAAAATAATTTAGATTTTTATAAAGAGAAGACCAAATGAGTAAAATTAAAACCTGTGTATATGCCATCAGCCTAAACGAAATAGGCCAAGTCGATAACTTCATGGAGGCATCAAAAGATGCTGATTTAATACTAGTCTGCGATACTGGTAGTACTGACGGTACTATAGAGCGATTGAGAGAATTAGGTGCTACGGTCTATGAAATTAAACAAAAACCATGGCGATTTGATATTCCTCGTAATACAGCATTATCGCTAATTCCACCAGATATTGACTTTTGTCTCAGTATTGATATCGATGAATATCTACAACCAGGTTGGTTAGATGCCATGCAGGAAGCATGGGATCAACATAACGGAAATGTACAGCGCATGGCGTATGATTATACGTGGAACTGGAAAGCCGATGGAAGTCCAGATAAAGTATTCTTCGCAGATAAGATGCATCATCGTAAAGGATATCGATGGCGTCATCCTTGCCATGAAACACTGTATTGGGACGGTCCAGGACCAGAGAATCGCATAACTGTTCCAGGTATTAAACTACATCATCGTGCTGATAATACAAAGAGCCGTAGTCAATATCTAGGTTTGTTAAAATTAGCAGTAGATGAAGATCCATCCAACGATCGCATGGCACATTACTATGCTCGTGAATGTATGTTTATGGGACAAAATGAATTAGCGATTGAAGAATTTAAAAGACATCTATCGTTACCAAATGCTACATGGGCCGAAGAACGCTGTGCGAGTTTAAGGTATATCTCTCGTACATATGGAAATATGGGCAAACATGACGACAGTATACATTGGGCACATAAAGCTGTTCAAGAGTGGCAATGGACTCGTGAGCCTTGGTTAGAACTTGCTCGTGCTGCTTATCGTAAACAAGACTGGCCAACTTGCTATTGGGCTGCTGCTAAATGTCTAGCAATCACAGGTAAAGGTATGAGTTATATAACTGATAGCGAATGTTGGGGATCTGAACCACACGATCTAGCAGCATTGGGTGGATGGTATAGCGGATTAAAAGATGTTGCTAGAGAACAAGCATTATTAGCATTAACAAAGAATCCAACAGATGCTAGACTTAAGAGTAATTGCTTATTAATGGGTATCGAAGAGAAGGATTTACCTAGGTGATCGTTGGAGTTTGTGGTCTCATTGGAAGTGGTAAAGGCACAGTCGCCGATATACTAGAACAGGAACATGGTTTTGTTAAGATCAGTTTCGCAGATAGTTTAAAGGATGCGGTAGCTGCTATCTTTAGTTGGGATAGAGCTCTATTAGAAGGCGATACTGAAGAAAGTCGCACTTGGCGAGAATCAGTAGATCCGTGGTGGGCAGGTAGATTAGGTTTTGCTGATCTCACTCCGCGATGGATTCTACAGATGTGGGGGACTGAAGTTTGCCGTGAGGGATTTCACAAAGATATATGGATCGCAAGCATAGAGAAAAAACTTCAAGATCACAGCAAAAACTATGTAATACCAGATACGAGATTTCCAAACGAAATCAATATGATACAACGAATGGACGGACAAGTTTGGAAAGTTAAAAGAGGCGATGATCCTTCTTGGATGGGAAGATATTTGAGAACTGGAAAACCACCAAAAGATATACATCCAAGCGAATGGGAATGGGTTATCGCAAAGTTTAATCAAATTATAGAAAACGATAGCACTATAGAATCTTTACAATCTCATATTAGAAGTCTGGTTTGAGATCGCCTTTTTTAATATCTAACTTGTTTGAAATTTTAACAGCAGATTCACAGTTTAGACATATAGTTTTAAAGTTATCTTTATAATCGTATACTGTTAACTGTTCGTTAAATTTTGGCACAAATCCACAGGCTTCACATTTTGTTTTCTTTAGATAGCCCTGTGTCTGCCAGCGTGGTTTTCTCTTACTTTTCTGCTTGGTGATACAGACATCGCAGATTCTTCGATAGTAAATCTTATCGTTTTTTCTATAATTTATAGCTCTCGGATTTTTACCACATTCTATACAGGTTTTTCTATCCATAATAATATTTATTACCTTTAGTCACCTTTAAATGCTATCTATCACACCTTTAGAGCACCTTTTTGTGTTGTTATAACGGCATTTTTCTTACCTTATTACTAAATATTAGTTGAAGTCTGTGATTAACAGGAGATCCGAAGATGGCATTGAATTCACCCGGCGTAGAAGTAAAAGTAATTGACGAAAGTTTTTACGTCCCAGCAGAACCAGGTACACGCCCACTTCTTATAGTGGCGTCAAAACAAAATAAAGCTAACGCTAGCGGAACAGGCATAGCAGTTGGCACATTGAAAGCTAACGCAGGTAAGCCTTATATCATTACTAGCCAGCGTGAATTAGCAGAAACATTCGGTACACCATTGTTTTATAAAGATTCTAGCCAGAATCCAATGCATGGTGGAGAAATGAACGAATACGGATTACAAGCAGCTTACAGCTATTTAGGTGTTAGTAATTCGGCTATCGTTATCAGAGCCGATCTTGATATGGCACAGCTTTCCCCAGTTTATGAAAGCCCGAGCGCAAATCCGCCAGATGGCACTTATTGGCTTGATACACAAAATACACGCCTCGGTATTTTTGAATGGAATAGCGCATCTGCCCAAGTAAAAGGCGGACAAACGTTTACCAATAAAGTTCCAACTATTATTACTGATGTAACATTAATTGACGATGCTACCGGTGCTCCTATAGAAGCATTGGGCAAGATCGGTGATTATGCTATGGTATCAATTTCAACCCTAAATAAGATCTATTACAAGAATAGAAAGAATGCATGGGTATTAGTTGGCACTCCAGAGTGGAATAGTAGCTTGCCAGTTGTTACTGGAACTAAGGTTTCTCCATTATTGACACAGGGACATAAGATGATAATCAACGGTGTTACAGTTGAATTAACATCCGGTATAACAGTAGCAGCATTAGCAGCTGATATTACAAGTGCTAACATCAGAGGTGTTACTGCAGAAGCAGTCGAAGGTTGCTTAACAATATATAGTGACGGTGCTGTAGACTCAGATCAAATGGATAGTACATTATCAAATGAAATTACTATTGCTCTAGCTGGTCCAACTAATAACTTAGTAGCATCAACTGCTGCCGCTTCTGCGATTGGTATTGCGATTGGAAAGTATTATGGTCCAGCATTAAAGATTGGCCCACATACATCAGTTCCACGCTTCAAGAGAAAAGATTTCCCAACATCAGTACAGGGTCGTCCGAGCGGAAGTATCTGGATTAAAACAACCGACGTTAACTTAGGTGCTCGTTGGAGAGTTAAAGAATGGAGCAGCAATATCAATGATTGGGCTCCTGTACAAGCTCCTGTTTATGCTTCTAACCAGGAAGCAATTTATAAGTTAGATAGGATAGGCGGCGGTAAGAATATCGCAGCAGGTACAGTATTCGTGCAGTACGATGTTGGTGAAGATTATGGTAGTGATGATACTCCGAGAATTGCTACATTTAAATTATATCGTAGACAGCAACCAGATCCTACTACTATAACAAGTATACCGATACTAGGTGGAACATTACCAACATTCAGTGATAATACTGTATACACGTTTAATATGGCTGAAACCTTAAAAGGTGTAGCTACATTTGCTACTGACAAAGTAATAACATTTGAAGCAAGTGGTGTAGCAGCCGATGCTAGAACCTTAGCTGCTGCGATTAATGCCGCTGGTTATATTAACGTCATCGCCGAAGTTGATTCTCGTAACAGACTCGTAATTAAACACGAAATTGGCGGTGAATTGAGATTCAAAGATGTCGCAAATGATCCTATTACTTCTCTATTCGTACCTTATAATGTTGATAGTAACTCAGGAACACCAAACTTCTATGACGCACCGACACAGAGCGGATTTAAATTCGACACCGAAGCTGATTTAGTGCCAGATGATGTTGTTGATAATTATACAGTTCCTGGTGATACACTCCATGACTATATGGCAAGTAGTTGGAAGCCATTAAAGTATACTCCAGCTGGTGATCCTCCAAATGTTATACCTGAAGATGGAACACTATGGTTTAATCCAGCACTAGATCAAGTTGATATTATGATCCACAACGGTAATACATGGGTTGGATATCTAGATACAACATCACCAAATTATGATAGTGATGCAGAGTTCCAGACTGATCCAGCCGGACCAATCGTTAGCGCAACTAAGCCAACATTACAAAGTGATGGCACAACACTACGTGACGGCGATCTTTGGGTCGATAGCGGTGATAGAGAAAATTATCCATCACTTTATAGATGGGATGGTATAAATCTAAAATGGATACCAATCGATGTTACAGACCAAACAACTGAAGATGGTATTATATTCGCAGATGCTCGCTTTAACACAAGTGGTGTTAATAGCGATAAGGCCGGAGCGATAGCAGACCTATTAGTAAGCAACTTCATTGATGTTGATACTCCAGATCCGGATTTATATCCACGTGGTATGTTGTTATTCAACACACGTCGCAGTGGTAACAATGTTAAGAGATTTGCTCATAATTATATTGATACAGATGCCGATAACATTCGTTTCAACAGCGGCGAATCAATGGAGTTATATTATAAAAATCGTTGGATTAACGAAAGCGGTAATGCAGCAGATGGCAGTGGATTGTTTGGTCGTAAGGCCCAGCGTAAAGTTGTTGTTAAGCATCTAAAAGCGATGGTTGATACTAACTATGATCTACGTGAACAAGAAATGCTCACCTTTAACCTAATGGCTTGCCCAGGATATGTTGAATTGATTGCTAATATGATCAATCTAAATATTGATCGTAAGCAAACAGCGTTTGTTGTAGGCGATACTCCATTCCGTTTACCAAGTGATGCTACATCTTTAAACACTTGGGGTAAAAATGCTAAACTAGCTGTCGATAACGGCGAAGATGGATTAGTAAGCTACGACGAATATACTGGTGTTTATTATCCAAGTGCTTTTACTACTGATAACACAGGTAACGATATTGTAGTTCCGGCAAGTCATATGGTTCTACGCACAATCGCATTAAGTGACGGTGTAAGTTATCCATGGTTTGCTCCAGCAGGTACACGTCGTGGTGTTGTTAAAAATGCTACATCGGTTGGATATATTAAAGTTGCCGACGGTGAGTGGAAGTCAATATCACTTAACGAAGGTCAACGTGATACACTATATGCGATGGGCATTAATCCAGTAACATTTATGACTGGTGCAGGTATTGTAGTATATGGTCAGAAGACTAGAGCAAGCAATGCTAGCGCACTTGATCGCATTAACGTTGCTAGATTGGTTGTTTACTTACGTGGACAGTTAACTAAACTTGCTAAACCTTATATCTTTGAACCAAACGATAAGATTACAAGAGACGAAATCAAGGGAGCAACAGAGAGCTTAATGCTTGAACTAGTTGGCCAAAGAGCTATATATGACTACCTAGTAGTTTGCGATGATTCAAACAATACACCAAGCAGAATTGATCGTAACGAATTGTATTTAGATATCGCTATCGAACCAGTTAAGTCTGTAGAATTTATCTACATTCCATTGAGATTGAAGAACACAGGTGAAATTGCCGGCCTCAAGTGAGGTCGGTAATTATTGGATTAACAGGTCATAAATACAAAGAGAAATAGGAGTCTAGGATGGCAATCTCAACATTAACAAAATTTACTGTACCACTGGCATCAAGTCAGAGCAGCGCAACACAATCGATGCTTATGCCTAAACTACAGTATCGTTTCAGAGTAACACTACAAAACTTTGGAATCACTACACCGACTACTGAATTGACAAAACAAGTTATGGATATTACTCGTCCTACTGTAAATTTTGAAGAGATTGAAGTTCCAGTATACAACAGCAGAGTCTATCTAGCAGGTAGACAAAATTGGGAACCAATTACTCTTAATTTACGTGAAGATGTTAACGGAAATGTACAAAAACTCGTTGGTGAACAAGTACAGAAACAGTTTGATTACTTTGAACAAAGTTCAGCAGCAAGTGGTGTTGATTATAAGTTTACTACTGTTATTGAAATACTCGACGGTGGAAACGGAGCAAACACTCCAAATGTTCTAGAAACATTTGAACTATACGGTTGCTTCATACAAAACGCAAACTATAACAATCTAAGTTATACTGAAAACGCACCAGTTAGCATAGCACTAGCTATACGTTTTGACAATGCTATACAGACACCACAGGGTGTTGGTATTGGAGCAGTAGTTGGACGTACATTAGGAACACTAGCAGTCGGTGCTGGTTAATAAAACTTAAAAACATATCAAAAAAAGACCAGCCTAAAAACTGGTCTTTTTTTATGATATAAATAATATTATGGCCAATAAATTCAATAAGTTTCTAGGAGATATGCTAACTGGGTTCCTTGCCCCAAAAGGTAATTTGGCAGATTTCCAACACGCTTCTAGATTATTTGTTGATGATACATTTCGTTTAGCTCCAAAGAATAAATTCTTATATTATGTAGTTTTTAATATTAGTCCTGATGCATTAACTGATGTCTCATTCCAAGATAGACATAGATTAGAATTAAACTATCTAGTTAAAAATGCAGAATTACCAAAATATTCGATAAAGACAGAAACACTTAATCAATATAATAGAAAGACTAATGTATATACTAGTATAACATACGATCCAATTACTATCTCACTACATGATGATAACAATGGTATAACAAATATGTTATGGGCATTATACTATGGATACTATTTTAATGACCGAAATAATTCGTCAGATCCATACTCGGATATAAAACCTGTGGCTTATATGAATACTGCATATAATGCTAAAAATTATTCTCCATTTAGATATGGATTAGATACCAATAATGATGGTGAAACTGGGGTAGTTTCTTCATTTTTTGATAGTATACAAATATTCACACTTTCTAGGCAAAGATTCTTTAGCTATCTATTATGTAACCCAAAGATAACAAAATGGGATCATGATGCTATGGATTATTCCGAAGGAGCAGGTATCGTTGAAAATAAGATGACACTAGCATACGAAGCTGTGATCTATAATTCCGGTGCGGTTGATGTTGATGATCCTACAGGTTTCGCAGTATTACATTATGATAATACTCCAAGTCCTATAGCTGGTGAAGAAATTTTACAAAACGGGATGGCTGGAATATTTGGAGATTTATTCTCTATGAATAGTTTTGCGTCTCCAGGAAGATATCTTTCAAATTTAAGAAGCGGCTATCAAA